TAAAACATTGATCTCTGTCCCTGTAGTAGTAATTGCAACAGAGCCATTTAGTTTAGGTTGTGTAAGTGTCTTGTTGGTAAGTGTCTGTGTTCCTGTAAGCGTTGATACTGTATTATCAATAGCGAAAGTAAAGTTATTACCACTTAAAGAAGAAGTTAAACCTGTACCACCTAAAAGACCAAGAACCTCTGAATCTAAATCTATTGCACCTGTAGTAGAGCCATCTGTTACATCTAAATCTTCAGCAGTAAGTTGTGTGTCTACATAAGCCTTAATAGATTGTTGAGAAGCTACTTTATTTGCACTATTTGATGCAAAATCATCTTCATCAAGAAATGCACTTCCTGATATTGATGTATTAAATACTGGTGTTGTTAATGTAGGACTTGTTAATGTTTTATTAGTTAGTGTCTGTGTTCCAGTTAAAGTAACTACTGTTGCATCAATAGCAAAACTAACATTATTACCACTAGCTGTAGAACTGATACCAACACCACCTAGTAAACCTAGTGTTTCGCTATCTAAATCAATAGCAATGGTTGTTGTACCATCTGTTATATCTAAATCTTGTAAAGTAACTTGTGCATCTACATATGCTTTTATACTTTGTTGTGTAGATAAAGCAGTAGCAGAATTAGAATCCATGCCATCTTCATCAAGTATTGCGACAACAGTTGCACCTGTTTCACCTATTTGTAGATTAAAAAGTTTTTGTGTAAGTTGTTTGCCTTCGGTTGTATCGTTTGCTGTCCATGTAACATTTGCATTGTCATAAATTAGTAATGCACCATTATTACTAGCACCAGCAGTATTTTGGTCAATACCTCTAGCCATAATAGCACTTGGACCAGCAACACCTTGTGTTCCAACTGTAGTTACTGTTATTCCATTTGTGCTTGTTATCTCAATCTGATTAACTGTACTTACGCTTGTTACAGTAATGGAATCTACTGTACTCATGTTGTAATGTTCCTTCTAATACTATAAGTACCTTCTATTAATCTTGTTACAACTCCTGCACCACTAGTTATCTCTAGGTCAAATACACCATCATCAGGCGATAGACTGTTTGTATCTGAAGAACTTATTGTTAATACGACTGTTCCTGCATTACCACCCATAGTCATACGACCATTTGAAGTTGTGAGGGATAGGATTGTTGCAGTTTCATCAGGTTTTTCTTTAAGTGACATAGCACCTGTAAAACCTGTTAGGTTTATTACTGCGTTAGATGAATCTTTAAGCGTAAGAGTCTGACCAAATGTAGCTCCCTGCTCTATAATAAAATGATGATATCCTGCACTCATTAAAACTTCCTATAAATTGCATGGTATCTACCATTTAGCTTCTGCTTCGTTAATCATAACAAAGAATTTAACTTGATGCTTTCTTTGTCGTTTTCTTTTTAGTAGTTTTCTTTTTTGCAGTTGTTTTCTTCACAGGTGTTTCGCCACCTTCCCATGCTTCATTAACATCAGGAGTTTCAGGGTCATCTCCAATAAGTTGACCTTTTTCATTTCTTGCTCTTTTGACTTCTTTAACTTCTGCTTCAACATCTAGTGTTTCTTCTACAGAATCTACTTTGATCTCCATAGCCCAACCATTTTCTACAAATGTATCCATGATTTCTTCTTGCCATGTACCTGCTGATTCAACAATGTCGTCAGCTTTATGTAGAACCATTTCAGCAGAGTTTTCTTCTGCTATTGCTGGTTTTGGAACTAATATTTTGTATTTTTTTGTCATAATATTTACCTTTTAATTAAGAGAGGGGAATTTCACCCCTCAAAATCAAATCACTTACGCTAAGCTATAAGTTGAAGCACCCCCAGCATGTCTTGGGAATCCTTTGATACATGAGATTGACATCGGTGTACCAGAGCTGTGATTGCCTGTTCTGACAATATCAACCCTAATATACTGTTTGCCACCTACATATCCAATTCCTGACACCTGTGGTGTTTCAGCATTATCATCTAGTATTAGCCATGTTCCATCGCTTGAGATAGAAGCATCAGTAACATCTAATTGACTACTTACTGCAGTAAGAGAACCACTTGTATCACCATGATACAGTTTGAGCTCATACTTTAGGTTTGAAGCCAAAGTATCACCTTCTACACCTGAATTACACATTACAAAAGCACCTTCAAAACCTTGTAGGTCTATCTCTGAGCCAGTTGTAGTTGTTGCGTTTCCTGATGCGACTACTGCTGCAGTCATAACGACAGGTGTTAAATTATTTCCTAAATCTTTCATAATTTATTCCTTGCTTACGCTGTTACTTTAAGTTTATTTATGGCTTCAGGAAGAATTACCTGTCCACCAACTCTTCTTCTTGCAATGTATCTTACATTACCAGTAGTAGCTTGGGTGAAAGGGTCTCTTAAAACCGCTAATGATACTCTATCCACAATCATGTATGCTCTTTTAAAGTCACCAAAAGCAACTGGGAAAGCATTTTGTGCAATAGATGGCATGTCTGTAGCTTCCACATAAGGTTGCCCAAGAATAGTGTTAGTAACACCACCTTGTAATGACATACCTGCTTGGAATACATACTGACCTGCAGTATCTTTAAGTTTTCTTATAGCAGCTAAAGTGCTTCTGTTAAATACAAAAGAACCATTTCTACCATAGTCAGACTTAATGTTGTGTACTAATGATATTAAGTTATCACCAGTAATAGCTGTGTTAGAACCTGAATCTATTGATGCAACATCACTGTTGGTCATAAATCCTTCAGGTTTTCCTACTGCGTTACCACTTACAAAAGCAGCACCTTCAGCTTTAGCGAATTGCTCACTAAATTCTGATTGCATTTCTGCTTCTAAGTTAAACACTGAATCTTCTAAGTCTTGCTCAGAAATATCTACTAAAGCATATTGCTCATGTGCAGGTAATTCTTCAAGTCCTACTTGATATCCAGTAGTTTCGCTTCTAGTACCACTTTCAGCTACCCACTGTGCTGCAAAAGTTCCAGTCCTTTTTGGGATTTGGATACTTCTACTACCAGTGCTTCTGATTCTTGCAATACTTCTAATCGGTGATATTTCAGTAATATCTTTGATTAGCTCTTTTACATATTCAGGTGGTGCTAAATAACCACCAGTTGAATCATTGCTTACAGTTAGTGCTTTCTTTTCAGCTACATCAAGACCTTCTATGCCTTTTCTGCAGTATGAGTCAAATGCACCCATGTATTCATCTACTTGCTTGGATTCAAAACCTGAATTTGGTCGTGTAACGATTGTTTCAAGTTTCTCAATTTGGCTTTTGATGTTATCAGCGTTAAGTGCAGCAGTTGTAAGTTTCTGATTAATGTCTTCATAAGAATCCATTTTAGCTTCCATCTTAGCTAATTTCTCGTCTACATATGCTGTACTCTCGCCTTTCTCTATCATTTCTAATCTAGAGTCATTGACCTTTTTAAATTCTTCAAAGGTTGAGCCTAAATCAGAAATAGCATTTTTTATATCTTCCGACATAATAATCTCCTATTAAGATTTTAAGGTTAAAGTTAAGTTCTTTATGGCATCTACCAATTCAGCACTAGTATCAACATCTCGTTGACCAAATGCATCTGTGACTGCTTTTGCAGCCATCTTTGCTTCTGAACGAGAAAGACTGAAAGCATCTCGCATTCCATTCTCCCATTCTCTAATGGAAATTTCTTCACCTTTCACTGAACGAACAGTTGCCTGTGGGTTCATTGGAAAAGTTACTAAACTAACTTCCATCAAATCTACTTCTTTGATAATACGCTTGTTACCACGCTTATCATAAGTTACTTCTTTTGGGTTTACTCTAAAGCCTATTGATAGACCATCTAAAGCACCCATTTTTAATAATTCATAGGCTTCTGCACCTGCTTGTGTTTTTAAAGCAAGTCTACCTTTTACAACCAACCCATGCTCATCTTCTTTGATCTCATCAAAAACACCAATTGGCATATCTGATTTATGTTGATATAAAAGTTTTACATTTTGTGGTTTTCTACTTTTTAAAGATTTTGCAAATGCACCAGCTTCTATTACATCATTGCCTAAGTCTTTGTTTCCGAATACAGAACCATAACCTTCAAATGTGCCATAGTTTTTATCTTCATCTTCATCATAGTAGGCTTTGATATTTGATTTGATTTCAATAAAAGACTTCATATCCGAAACATTGTCTTTTACATCTTCGCCTGTCAACTCAATAAATTCTTCATGTGTCTTACATGGCATATAAACTGTATTGCCATCTTCATCATGTGAATGTGAACCAGTACACCCTATTTCTTTTGCTCTTGCATTTGCTTCTATTGGATTATCAAATACATCTTTGCGTATTTCTTGTTTACTACCAATTTTAGTAAGGGTTGACATTCTATGACCTACAATAACATCTGATGGTTCACCTGCACGATATACTCTAATCAATACAGCAGGATTATCTTCTGTTGCATTTAAAGTAAAATCTGTATCAGGAACTTTTAGAGAACCGCTACTTACAATTCTTGTTATTTTTCCTCTTGCCCTACCGCCGCTTGAATTCCAACTCACCATATCACCAGTTTTTAGTGAACCAGCTTCGGCTTTGCTGTCAATAGAATCTTCTGTTGAATTGTACTCGCTAGTACAGACATCTAATTTTTGCTTGGAATTTATATATTCGCTCGCCATAGTGTCGTCTCCCATCTATTAAAATTTAGCTAAATATAGCTTGTATAGTTACCTATGTTATCCCAAGTGCTAATCAGATACAACATCTGCTTCATCTGAATAAATTATTATGCATCTGCAGTTTATTACATTTCTAGCACCACCTTTTGAATCACCTGCATATTCCATCTCTGCACCGCCTACAATAAACGATTCGTCCATATCAACAACTTGACCATTTGCTGCACTATGTGCAGACCTTGTTCTTGCATCATTTGTTGCTACCCATTTTTTTAACATTTTAGTACCCAACTCTTTAGCTGCTGTTGAGTGGTATGAATGATTTGCATAGCTTGCTGCATTATGTGTTTCTGTTCGTGCTATGAGTGCAGCCCTGCTTCTACTGATAGGTAAAAACTTAGAAGATACTAGTTTTGTTATTTGCGGTAATGTTAAACCATCAGCCCTACCAACATCAATTAATTTTTTAATTCTGTTAGCCATGTTTATAGATATACCAGAAAGAATTAATTGTTTAGTTTTAAAATAATCTTGTACTAATGTTTCAAAGTCATGTGATCTCCCAAATACATAAACTTCTTCAACAGCTTTTTTTTCATTGTAATATTTGTCTTCATTATATTTATATGTAACTTGGAAGACCCTTCTGTAGTGTGAGATCATTAAAGGAATTAAATCTTCATTTAAAGTTTGTACTGCAATCTGTGGTTCATAGATACCGAATTCTTTATATAAATACAGCTGTACATTAAGAAACTTACGAAATAATGTATTTAATCTTTTATAAAATCTTTTTTCTAAATTGTTTCTTATTATTAATTGTTGACGAGCTTCTGCTCTTGCATTTATACGACCTTGCCTAAAAGTGTTAAATCTCTTTTGGTTTATGGGCATCTAATTTTACTTATTAGTTTCTCTTTCTATTTGATTTCTAACTTTTGTTGACCAACTAAAACCAGCATCTCCACCCCATAAAGCCCAAGCAATTCTACCTGCACTTGGATATCCTTCTTGTCCTTGTTTAAAACCTTGTGCTTGTTTATCAACTTCATGCCTACTAAAAAAGCTATACATTCTTTTTACTGTAGATATAGATAAGTTTTCTTTATTTATTAACTGATTTGCACGAGCAACACCTACAGTAGTGCCACCCCTTTTAAACTTTTTTCTCCATTGCAGACCCCTAGCTGCTTCTTCCGCCATAGAGTTATTAGGTTTTGTATCAATATCTGATAATGCTTTTTCTTCTTGTAAGATTAATTCAAGCTCTTTATCTATTTCATCTTCGTCATAATCCTGTAAATCTTCGTTGTTGATAGGATTGTCAGGCTTATCAACTGCAACATCACTTATTGGAAATAAATTAGCTGATACATATAATTCATCTGCACCATCCACTGGCTCTAAGCCAATAATTTGTCTTGCTTCATTTCTACTCATAATTCCTTCACGAACTGCACCAGTTACATTTTCATATATTTTTTTTCTTCTTTCAGACAATGCAGGTATTGCATCTATATCAAATTCAAGACTTATATTGTCTCCAAACATAGGCACTAGCCATTCATTTAAATCAGAAGATAATTTTCTTAAATGGGGGATTATTGTTTCTTCATACAACGCTAATCTTGCTTCTGCTACATTACTGTAGGTTTGGCTATCAGGTACACCTACAAGCTGCGAGGGCACACCAAAACACAAAGCAATATCAGTTGCAGCCATATTTTTAAGGTTGAGAAAATCCATATCCTTTGGGCTTAAACCCATTTCTTTCCAATCAAAATCTCCTTCTAGAAGCATTGGTCTTCCAGCATTACCTGCACCACTAAACCTATTATTTAAATCTGTAAGTAATTGTTGTCTTTGTGATTCTGATAAGTTGACAGCAAAACCTGCATCATCTTGTGGTTTAAATATTACAGCTCCACTTGGTCTTGCTCCATTTTGTAATAGGTTAACATTGTGTTTGCTAGACATATTAAATTGGTCTACTTCAACAGCAGCAGCACTCATTGGACTTAGACCATAGTAATCATCTAGTGGATTCCATAGTTTTACATGTTTTACTTCACTAAAACCATTATCTTGGTCTACTAAATATGTCTGTTGAACTCTGCCATTAATTATATATTCATATCTATCAGGAATAGCACCACCGCTACCTTTAATATTGATTCTATCAGGTCTTAATTGATGTAATTCTTTTGGAGCACCTAATTCACTACCTACTTTAAGTATGTAAGCATTACCACTAAGAAGCACATACCCAAACAAGCTGTTAAAGAATTCGCTGTAAGACTGTAGTGGATTTGGTCTGTTGAGTAAATCAATGAGTGGATGTTGTTCAACAATTTGATCTCCTGATTTTATTATAAAAGGAACAGCACTAGCACCTTTGCTGATTTCATTTACGCATCTATAAACGATAGCATTTTTTAAGTACCCTTCTTTTGCTAATTCTTGATACTTATAAGTCTTGGCTTCTTCAGTACCAACACCAAAGTAACCCATCATGTTTGAATTTTTTTGTTCTGTAGGTTTTGTATTAAATAACCTTTGCAAAAAAGTTTGATTCGCCATTAGCTTATTCTCCAGTTTATCTGTCCTTTAGATTTACTTAGTTCAGTTAAACCCCAAACTAAAGCATCTAATCTATCAGGACTTGGTTTAAGTCGTTCCCCAGTATATGTTGTCATTTGAGACTCCAATTCTGCAAAATAACCAATATGATGAACTCGCCTTTGCTCATACAAAGCTGCTATAGGTTCTGCCCTTACCATTTTACCTCTAGTAGCTGTTACTGACTTATAAGGTATATTTGTATCAATAGTCCTTAATAGTCTTTCCACCAAATCACCACCATTATTTGTTTCAGCAATTATTCTATCAGCATTCCATTCATAAAATGCTTTAATTGCTATCTTACCCCATTTATCAGCAGAATACTTCCCTGATATATCTTCAAGAACATAATACTCGTTATTAGCATCTTTACCAACAACAACAATACCAGTTTCATCTGAATCATCATTGTGAGTTACAGCAGGGTCTATGGCTACAATAATTTGTGATAAGTCTTTTTCAGTTTTTGTTGGTAGTCTTGTTTCTTCTATTAAGTTGTTTGTCCACAAAGCACCTTCAAGCATATCTATAACTTCTGCATAAAGTTCTTGTCTACCTAATGTAGTGCCTTCATATTTTTCTTTGAGCATAGATAATGCTGATTCAGCTAAATTAGCTTCATTTTCAAATGTACTACCTGTGGTTACATGACAGTCATCTCTAGCAATTAGCTGTCTTATTATGGGTGTTGGTTTGGGTGTTGTTGTAATAATGCACTGCGGGTTATCTCCTAGCCTAAGACCAAACATTAACTGGTCAAAAGTTTCAGGATATCGCCATGCAGCTAATTCATCACACCATGCTCTATGAAACTGTGGACCCCTCAATCTATCAGGTTCTATAGCAGCATAACCAACAATTTTAGAACCATTTGCTAATCTTATTTCTGCTGTATTTTCACTATAATGTTTTCTTCCTCTACTTACTTGATAACACTCATCAGGTATTATAGAAATTAAACCACTTGGACCACCGAAACAAACTCGTCTAAGATCTCCAAAAGTTGGAGCAATTACAGCTGATATTGTGTTTCTGTTCGTTAAAGCATAGTGTGCAATGTCTTGAGCACCAGTTCTAGTTTTTCCCCAACCACGACCAGCAAGTATTAACCATATATGAAATGGAACTTTAGGTGTTCTTTGTTTTTTTCTAGCTGTTCCTAACCACTCAGTGTAGAGCTGTAGAGTCTTCTTCTCCGAAATCTTCGGCGAGTCTATCCAATCGTTCCAAAGCTCTTCTGAAACTTTCGCTGTCTTTGACATTAGTATTTATATCCATGTTATCAGTAGCTTCACCTAGTGCCAGTTTAGCAACCCTTTGTGCATTTGTAGCAGCATGTGAAAGTGCTACAAGGTTTTGAGGTTTTACATCAGCATCAGGTGCAGCATTTTTACTTATTACTTTACCTACTTGACCCATTATACCTTTGGCTATAGCAAGACAAGTTCTATCAAAACTAACACTTTCCTGTATTAGTTCTTTTTTCCTAATAGCATCTAATTCTATTAAATAGCTATCTTGAAATCTTTTTTGTTTGATTACCCACTCATCTTTTTTTGCATGTTTATAAAGAGTTGGTTTTGGTATTCCATAATCATCAGCAAGTTGGTCTATTGTAAATAACTTACGACCGCCTGTATTAGCTTCTATTCCTTGCACAAATTTGTTTCTAATTTCTTCTAGTAGTGTTGGTGTTAGCTTCTTGGCTTTTGTTTTTTTAACCATAATTTATCTCTAATTATCGTTATTCTGTAGTCAAAAACCCTAAAAGTAAAGAAAAAAGCACAAAAAGGGCATTATTTTCAGTATTAATGTTTACATTTATAAACAAATCACCGATAATACATATGTTAAGTAAATAATTATAAGGAGAAAAAATTGAATAACTTAAATAACAACTACCCTACATTAACTAACAGGACCTATGGTGTTGAGTTAGAGTTTGTAGGAGTTACACCTAGAACTGTTGCAGAGACCATTAATAACCTTGATGGTATAGAATGTTACTTTGAAGGGTATCATCATACTACTAGACCATACTGGAAGATTGTTACAGATGCTTCTTTAGATGGAACTGGTGGTGAAATCGTTAGTCCAATTCTTAAAGGTGTTGAGGGTGCTAAGCAATTAGAAATTATACTAGATGCCCTAGATAACTTAGAAGGTATTAGCGTTAATGTGCAGTGTGGATTGCATGTTCATGTTGATGTTAATGATCTCACAGTTGCACAAATACAAACTGTATATGAAAGGTATGCTGACTATGAAAGCCAAATAGATATGATTATGCCTAGAAGCAGAAGGGGTAATAATTCTAGATGGTGTTCTAGTGTTACTAATACTGCTAGCAGAATTAAAAATGTTAGAAGTAAAAGTAAAAGAGGTTTAGCTAATGCAGCAGGTAGATACTATAAAGTTAATTTACAAAGTTTAACTAGATATGGAACTATGGAGTTCAGACAACATAGCGGTACTCTTAATTTTGCAAAGATTATTAATTGGGTTAGCTTCTTAATGGCTTTTGTAGAAAAAAGTACAAAGCTTTCAGCAATTACTAAGTCACCTAAAACTAACAGAGTTTACTCTACAGTTAGAAATGCAGTTGAAAATGCAGGGTTCACTATGGAGTGGAGCAGGGGTGATAGCCAGTGGAATATAAATAAAACTGATGGTTCTTATCATACATACATGAGTAATCATTTATTAAATAGTTTATATACTGGAAGCAGAGAATCTTCTATAGATAAATGTTTGTTAGTTGATTTGTTAAGAGATAGAGATATCTTATCTTTTTATGACGATGCAAACTTAAACAGACCTATTGCAGAAAATACTGGTGAAACAGACAGTGGTTGGTTAGATGGTTGTGATAGTAAAGTGCAATCTTTTTACCATGAAAGAGAATTAGAATTAAATTAATACAAGGAGAAACTATGAAAAAAAATATTCTAAAATTTAAAACCAAGCCTACTAAGACTGTGCAATATTTGTATGGTGCTTATGGAAGCAATATGAACTTAATGCAAATGTCTTCAAGATGCCCATATGCAAAACCAGTTGGAAGTGTTTTTGTTGATGGCTTCTCTCTTAAATTTAGAGGTGTTGCAGACATAGAGCATGCTAAAGATGCGACAGTGCCATTAGCATTATGGAAAATTACAGATGCCTGTGAGCAAAGGTTAGATATATATGAAGGGTATCCTAGTTTATATCGTAAACAAGTTTTGACTATACCCGCTCTAAAAGAAAAGTTTGGTACTGATAAAGTTATGGTTTACATAATGAATAGCAAAGATGTGTATCCACCATCAAGCAGATACTTGGAAGGTATTGCACAAGGTTATGATGATTTTGGTATTGATACCGATACATTAATGTATGCAGTAAAAGATTCATATAGTCAGACAAATATATAAACCTAAAGCCTTTTATGATCTCCAGTTATGAAAGGCTTTTTGCGTTGTGTTGAATTGTATATTTAGCCATACTTAGGGTATCACTTACCTTTAGATATTGCTTTCAGCGGCTTGTCAGTGCGTTGTTTTTGATGTTTTTTAGTCTTTTTTGTTGTTTTATTGACTATTGGTCTCCATTTATCTGCAAATGCATAACTTAAAAAAAACATTAATTACCTAGTAATTGATTACACATTGATAATAATTGTTCAGCAGGATTTGCACCTAATGCTTCTTTGACTGTATCTGCTTCTTCACCACTAAATACTAAATTTAATCTATAAAAATTAGCTTCTTTGACTGCCATTTTTCTTTCTTCTTCTGTTTTAGCGTTTGCTACAATAGCTTCAACTTCTCTTTGTCTGTTCAATGCCTCAACTGTCAATGATTTCACCATTATTCCATCATTGGTTTTATGTTCAACACCTGCAACTCCATCTTCTGCACTATCATTATCTGATGGTATCCATGCACCACTCCATTCTTCACCTGCCATAGCTTCGGGTGCAGGAATATCTTCTAACATTCTTTGAAGTTCAAGGTCGTCCATCATTAATGAATCTTGAGCCCAGTCTAAAGCACCAAGTGATTCTAAATCTCTAAGGACATTAGCTGTGAGCTCAATATCTTCTGACCCTCTAGCCCTATTATGTCTTAATGTTGCAATACGAGCCTGCTCCATAGACATAGGAGTTACTACAATAGGTATTTCTGCATATCCTAATTCTTTAGAACAACGCCATCTATGTTCTCCATCTACAATTCTATACATGCCTTTTGTTTCATGTTCTACGCAAACAATTGGTTGAGTAAATCCATCTTCAGTCATTGACCTTTTCAATAATTCAAATTCATCTTCTGATTGTCTATTAGGATTATAAGTATTAGGAACAATTTTATCATGTGTGATGTACTGAACATCTAATGCCTTTAAAACTGCATTTTTCTTTTCTACCTGTGCTTTACCTTTAAATTTTGCCATCTGACTATTTCTCCGCTTTATTTATTACTGGATTCATATACCAATATTTATATTTACCTAAATACAAATAAACACATGGATAAGTTCTACCATTATGATTAGTGTACTCTTCTTCTACGCCATGTAATTCTATCATGCGTTTTAAAATTTCGTAAAGATATGGCTGCTCTTTATATCTTATGTACCAATGTGGTGCTGTCTTTGCATAAGTTTTTGCCCAAATCCATTTTACAGAATCACAATGCTCTTCTAGACTTTTCCAGTCTGTATCTGACATTAGAATGTAGGCTTACCACCCCAAAATCCTGCACCTTTCCTAAATTCTTCAGGTTCCATATATTTTAAAATATTACATTTTAATGCAAAAGGGTCGCCATTCCATAAAGCCATTGCTAGTTTTTTATACGAGCCTATAGGGTTTGCTCTTAATGAATTTATTTGCGGGAATGGTATATTTCCATTTGCTCTTATGTGTGCTTCTAATTGTTTTTTATAAACAAACTCTGCTCTTTCAGCAATCCATGCGGGTGCATCATCAATACATTCTCTTCTAAAACATTGCTCCCATGTTTCGCCAGTTTTTCTAGTTGGTTGACATGATATTTTACCAAATTGTGTAACTGTTCTTATGCCATCTAATCTATGACAGACTTTATCAAAAAATTGTGGAAAAGCTTTTTGTATTAATTGTAAGTCGGGTATTCCAGCTGTAGTCATTGTCAGTGGTGCAATTCTTAGCTTATTTTTTGATCTCCCATGCTTAACCATTACATCATAAGCGTGATTATAATCCCATTTAAAATCTTGTATTGCTTTCCAAACATCTCCATCTGTCCAATCATAAATTGGTCGCACATATTTAGTTCCTCTATCATTAGGTTTTGTAATATGACCTTTACTAGAAAACAAACCCATCCTTCTATTTGGACTTTCTTGTACTCGCAATCCTATACAAGCAAATAAATCTTTTCCTTCTTTTGTAGGAAATCGTTCTTTAGTTACTAATGCATTAATATTTTTTTCTTCTATTTGATAAGCGTAATCAGGCGGTTGTCTGACCCATTCTTCTTTTGGTATTGTTTCATCAAAAATCCACCAGTACGGACTGTTTCTATTAAAAACATTTACTACTGGTTGTCCTGCCCAAACATGATGCATGTTCACTTCAGGTCTTGCTGCAACTCTATCTAAATACTCATATGTATTTGGTATTAGAATTTCTTCATCACGATGTATAACATTTATAGGTAGTTTTCCTGCAGCATCAGCTGCCATTATTGCTAACTCCATACAAACTGTGGAGTCTTTGCCGCCGCTTTGTGAAATTACAATAGTATGGTCTTGTTCATACAATTCTTGTAGCCGATTTAAAGCAGCATCAAAAACATTCATATTTAAATGTAGTTTCATTTTTGAGCCATTACAAAATAATATTTAGCATTTGCTAAAAGGTGTCGTTTATCTAAAAGTTCTTTTGTCATTGTTTGTACATCTGCACTATCTTTAATATTTGCTATTCCTAGAATATAATACCAGTCAAATCCATTTTTAACCAGTTCATTACAAATTTCACTATATGTATAAGTTAAAGGATTAAAATCAATTCCATTTTTTTCAAAACAATGCAACTTTTTATAAGGACCATCTGTGTTTATAAATGTTCCTACAAACATTCCATTTTTATTTAATAGTTCTACAGACTTAGATAACATTTTTGTACCAAAAACATCTGTAATTGCAAACATAGAAATGCAAAAATCATATTTATTTTTATGTGTGAAAACATCTTCGTGGATAAATGAATAATCTTTATTTTTCTTTTCAGCTATATCTAACATGCCTTTTGATATATCTAAACCAACATAATTTTTTTTATGTATTTGTATGAGATCAAGTAATAAACCAGTGCCACATCCACAATCAATTAAATTACCCTTGCCTTTATATGGCATTAGTTCTTTTATAAATGCATTTTCAGCTTCTACTAAATTACCAACTCTTTCATCTGAATAATCATTTTCATAATCATCAGCAATCATGTCATAAATTTTTTCTACATCTATCATAATTCATTCCAGTTTACATCAGAATTAAATGTTGGTTCTTTAAAAATTCTTTTAGCTTGGTCGTACTCAAATTTTGCTTCTCCTATGCTTCCATACAATCCCTGTTCTCTTATTTTGCGAGTGATAATTGACACAGTATCATCATCAAAATCTCTATGAACAGTAACTACAGCATCGCTTTGATTGTGCCAATGACTTGCACCTGCAATATCATATGCTGTTGGCGGTGAGTAACCGCCGCTGTTATCTTTTTGCATTTTAGTTGGGTGTGCCACAACCCAAACTGTAGCATCGTGGTTTCTTGCAAACTTTTTACAACTAGATATAAAATCTCTTATATGCTCATCTTCTCTTTGATTGCCTCTCCTAATTGCTGATACTTCATTAAATGGGTCTATTACAACACCATTAATTCCAAACTTTGCACAAGACTGTGATGCAATATCTAAAATCTTTTCTATGTTAGGTATGTGTTCTCTTGTTTCTATAAAATAAAAATGCTCATGTATCCATTCTAATGAAGCATGTAGTTCACTAGTATCCATTCTTGTAGAAAATCCTTTATCAAATGGTTTCTCTGCAACAATTTGTAATAATCTTCTAATATGCATTTTTGTAGAATGCTCGGGAGAAAACATGGCAAATCTCCAATCATGTTGTTTAGCTATTCTAACTAAAACTTGGTCAAGAAAGGTGCTTTTTCCATGATTAGGTATGCCAGTCCAAACATGGAATGTGCCTTTTTGTACTTTATATAATTTATCTAGACTTGGATAACCAATTTCTAATGGCTTATCATAATTACCATTATAGAGATCAATAACATCTTTGGTATAACTATTTACTGAATACAAACCATCTACAGGCAAAGGTCTAGCTCTATCTACTAGATTTTTTAATGTAGCTGCACCATGTTTAACTAGAACATCATTTGCATCTTTACAGTCTTTAGGTGTTTGTACTACCCAGCATAGTTTTTTGCCATATCTATGAACTAGTTCTTTGTTTAAATTTTCTCCTGCACCATCGGAGTCTACAAACAGAATAATTTTTTTTGCTTTTAATGGGTGTGTTTGTAAACAACTAAATCTTTTATCGCTTTCTCTGTATGCAACTGTTGGTGGAGCACCATCGGGCAATGTTGTTACATTTTTAAAACCAACTTCATATAAACTAAGTACATCAATTTCACCTTCCACAAATATAACAGCATGTGCATCTTTAACATGGTGATAGTTGTACAAACTTTTTTTAGCTTTTGGTGTTTGTTTAAATTGTTTATCAATAGTTCTAAATTTAATATTATCGCATCTATTATTAAAACCATTGTATGGAAAACCAATCCACTTACCATCTTTGCAAAAAATGTTAAAAGCCTGATATGTTTCTCTACTAATTGATCTCTTACTAAAATAGTTATCTAAAAAGTCATTTGCACTTGCATCATAATTTACAACTTTTTGTACAACTTTTTGTACTGGTTTAGATTTGTAACCATTTAACCGCAATGAGCCACTAAAATTACAATGATGACACAACCATAAAGCAGTATCATTTTCTATAGTTAATGATAAAGGTCTATCTTTTGGATTATGTGGTGGTTGACACTGTGGACATTTTACTTTGTGTGAACCAATATCAAGACTGTGTGCATCAATATTATGTTCGTTTTTTAATTTAACCTGCAAGTTCATTTTTACTCCTTATTTTTTTGTTCTTATTCTTTTGTATGTCTTTAGTATAGGCGGTAGCAGGCGTCCTAAGTGTTAGGACATTGGTGTCCACACTTAAAAAATACCTGTTACTGGTTCCTTTTCTGTGTTGTATTCTTAATTTATTATTTTCTTGTAGCCAAGTTAAACATCTGCGAACCTGTCTATCAGATATGCCGCATATTTTTCCTAAATGTTTTTCGCTTGGGTAGCAGCTATGTTGTTCATCTGCATAGTTAGATAAAATAAATAATACTAATTTTGTGCTTGGCGTATTGCAACTTTGTTTTTTACACCATCCTAGGGCTTCTATACTCATAACCCATAATGTACCTTTTATTAATTAGGCTTGCAAGTTATAAAAATCATTAGGTGTAACATGACCATTGGAGATCTTATATATTTGTTCCATTTCATCTTTTCTAGGTATGCGAACACCTCTGCACCATTTTGCTAATGCATGTATTGTAAATGTTCCGCCATTTTTATTTGCCAATAAAATAAAAGACTCGTGAGTGTGTCCATTATCTTTTAACCATGTACCTAATTTCATAAGTAAATTCTATCAGAATAATTCTTGCATATCCACCCATTTTGTCTTATCATCACTAATATAATTTGATAATAATTTGGAATAATATGAACAATAATCCCTTTGAACAACATGGTATAACTTATCTTAGTGCCAGTTCTATAAATGAATTTATAACTAATCCTGCTAGGTGGATTTTGCACACTAGTGGTTTTCGTGATTCTTTTGGTTCTCCCGCTATGTGGCGTGGAATAGCTGTTGATGATGCTATATGCAAAGGCATATACAATAATGAATCTATAAAAAAACTGCAAAAATTTGCACTAGAAGTTTTTGATAATAAATTAGAAGAAGCACAACAAGAAAAAATACCTTTTGATGCAAGTAAAATAAGCAAAGAAAGAGACACAATAAATACTTATGTAGATATAGCAATTCCTCACTTTAGAAGTTTAGGTGAGCCTATAGCTACGCAAAAAAAAATCAAATTGGAGTTTGACTGGTTACCCATTCCTATAATCGGTTACCTTGATCTCCAATATGAAGGGGTGGTTCGTGATATAAAAACTGTAAACAGGTTGCAGAAAAAAATGCTTGATACAACTTGTAGACAACTTGCCATATATGCAGCTGCCGAAAAATGTGTACCGATAATTGATTATGTTCATGTAACAACCACAACACAACAAATTGTTACAACACCAGTCTCTAATGTAGATATGCATTTAAAAGAAGTTGAAAGAGCGGCAAATAATATGATGAATGTTCTTTCTTATAGTAGTGATATTAATGTTGTTGCTGATTTATTTTTTCCAAACTTTGATGATTGGAAATGGTCATATGCAGAAAAAGAAGCAGCAAAAAAATTATGGAGAATATAATGAATAAATTGAATGAAGCAATTAATGAAATAGCAAATTTGTCTAAATCAGATAAGGTAAATATTAAAGGTAAATATTACACCCAAGTAGCAACTAGAGTAGAAATTTTTAGAAAAGCATATGGAGATACAGCTAGAATTACAACAAAAGTAATTATCCATGACCTTGAAAGAGTTGTTGTTAAGGCAACTGTAAGCGTGTTTAACGATGCTAAATGGCATGTATTAGGCAGCGACTATGCAGAAGAATTTCGTGGTGAGGGCATGGTTAACAAAACATCAGCTTTAGAAAATTGTTGTACTAGTGCAATAGGTAGAGCATTAGCAGCTTGTGGTTTAAGTGGCGGTGAATATGCTAGTTCTTTTGAAGTTGATAATGCAATTAATAATAAAGCCGAAGCACCAAAAAAAGAAACAGATAAAGTAGTTACTGCATTTAAAGATGTAAAGAGCAAGGGTAAGTATAAAATACATAGTGATAATAAAGCAGTTGTTATAAATACTGATGATGAAGAAAAATACTTGCATCATTTGCGAACATTTTTAGCTGACCCAAAAAGTGATGAATGCAAAAGAATTTTTACTTTAAATAAAGAAACTATTATCAAAGCACAAATTGCATCAACTAACAGCACAAAAGAAGCATATGATAAATTGTTAGAAATTTATAATGAAGCCTAGTTGTTTAGATGATTATGTATTTGTTTGCATGAGGAATGGTAAATGGTGGACATTTTGGGAGTTACAAAGTGTCATAAAAGAAAAAACAGGTAAATTCTATGGCGAGCCAACAATCAGTGCAGCTATTAGAAATTTAAGAAAAGACTATGCTAGAGTGAAATATGATTTGCCATCGCTAGATGAAATTGTAATTAAGAAAAGACTTTGGAATGGTAATGGTTGGAAATATAGATTAATAATTAAGGAGTAAATCTATGGAATATGATAATAATTTAACTGGTGCTTTGTTTAATGAAAGCAAGTCAGATGTAATTAAGCGTGGTAACTTTATGATAAATGGAGTTAAAAGATATGGTGTGCTTATAAAAAGTGAAAATGATAAAGGACAAGAAAAATATGAACTTATGATAAGTGCAGGTCTTGTTTACCATCATAATGAAAGTGAAAAAAAATCACCAAAAAGTCCCGATGTTAGTGGTCGTGTTTATTTTGATGAAATGACTTATAAGTTTGGTGCATGGAACAAAATAGGTCATGATAGTGGCAATGAGTTTTTAAGTTGTTCATTCATGCCAGTTTTAGATGAAGAAACGAAAGCACCCTTTTAGAGATCAAAAACATCTCGCATATGTAAGAACCTTGCCTTGCACAATTTGTAAGGCAGGTTTTATATCACATCACAGAATAGTACAAGCACATCATTTATTAAAACCTTGGACTGGTACAAGAGGTATGTCTATGAAAGCTGACGACCGAAATGCAATTCCTTTGTGTTTACACCACCACCACTTATTACATTCTAAATTTGGTTCTGAAAAAGCATTGTTTGAAAACTATGGTATGAAATCTGATTTTGGAAAAAAATACGCACAAGAATTATGGGAAGGAACAACATCAGAACTGGAAGACAGTAATGATGAATTACCTTTCTAAAAAAAATAATATATTTGTACATTATGGGTTGTTTATTTATGTAAACAATGTATACTCTATGTATGAATGTAAATAATGTTAATAATTTGAAAGGAGAAAATATGCAAAGATATACATTAAAAGTAGAAATGTTTGTTTGGGCGGAAGATGATGAACAAGCAAAAGAAATCGCTAATAAAATAACACAAAAACAAAGAAAGAAATTTGACAATAGATGTTATATAAATAAATTAGCAGAAAGTCCTTTTGGTAGACTTACTGAAAGATTAATACTAGGAGTATCTTAATGGATATTAAAATAGACAAGGATATACCATTACCTTCTAGCGGTTGGGCAAAAAAAAGAAATCCAAAAGTTGCTAAATATGATGATGTTATTACCAATTTACAAATAGGTGAGAGCTTTCAAGTATGTGGTGAGCAAGAAATTATTAATGTACGAAATTGCATTATGTTTCATAAAAATAAAAATATGTGCGATGTTCATAGTGGTGAACCAATTGTGTTTGCTACTAGAAGCGACCCTTGCACAGTAAATACAATTAGAGTTTGGAGAACCAAATGAACAATAAACAAGTAGAAAAAACTGTTTCACTTTCATGTATGCGACTAAATATGATTGATTTTGTTAAAGAATATGGATATGAAAAAGCCGATAAAAAACTAACTAATCTTTTTGGTGCAAGTTATACAGATATAAAAGAAGAGTTATATCAATGGTATGACTTTGAAATTAGCGGAGAGTGTAATAATGTCAAATAATAAAGCAGCAACATTTGCAATGGCTGACTATCAATACAAAACCAATCTTTCAGATAAAGGTTTTTCATACAGCCACCCTATAGAATCTGAAAGTTCTGAATATAGAAATTTTTGGATACTTAGAGATCATTATGGTTTTGTAGCAGCTATAGATAAAAAAACTGGAGAAATGCTATGAGGAGAAAAAATTTATTTACAGTTATAGAACAACTGTCAGAAAAATATAATTTAGATTTACGAAATATGAATCTTGATTTAATTAAAAAAAAGATAAGCAGTTGTGATTGGGAAAGACTAACTCATGCAGTTAAGTATGGTAAGGAGATACATTAATGAAACAGTTAAATATTAAACTTGAACAAAATATATTTATGCCTAATAAATATGGCAATGATTATCAAGAATTTGATAAAGATACCACAGATGCTTTAGATAAAATGCAAGTTGGTGATTCATTTATTGTTAAAACATATGGCGATGTTGAAAAAGTAAGAAGATTTTGTAGGCATAAACTTAAAAAAGAAATACAGGCTAGAAAACATTACACTGGTAAAACTAAAAATGATGGTTTTATATTTAGAGTTTGGTGTACAAAAATAATATCTAATCAACAGCATGCAGAAATGTTAAATTCAATTCAAGAAAAATATGAATCCAAAAAATTACTTAAAAATGGCATGTTGCCAAAGTCAAAAACAGAAGCTTTAAATGTTAGCACCATCAATCATAATGATTACAGGGCAAAAATAGATAATGCTGTTTTATCAATTGCTGAATGTAGAGAAGAAAACAGAATGCTAGTAGATGATGTTGAAGAAATTAAAAGAATTCTAGCAGAAGAACTTGGACATAAAAAAGGTTGGAATTTTGTCAGCACAGGAGAAAATGATGATTGAAGAAATGCGAATGAAAAATGTTTGGAAAATAGAGTTGCGGTCTCACAATCAAATGTCTTACACAAAATTAACAAAATGGTTAAAAGATAACCATGTTCCTTTGAGACCAGTTCGTGGAAAAATTGATACATATTGGGTAAATAAATATGTACAAATAGAAACGAGCCATGATTCTTTTTATGTTGGTGCTGCTGGTGATTTAAGAGCATGGGAGATAGCACATTTAATATTTAAAACTTTTGTAGTACAGGAATACCCCTTTTCAAATTTGAGACAAGTGCGAATTGATATAGGCAATCAATACAATGATGAAGGTATTCTTGGAAGTAGAATTACATATGCAAAAGATTTTTTAAAAAAAAGGAGTTTAAATGTTTGAAAAATATAAAACAAAGACATGCTTTGAAACCAACCCAAAATTTTGGCATTCATTTTTAATTTGGTATAACAAATGGAATGATAGCAAATTAAACCCTACAGAGTGGACAGAGGGCATGTGTCATGAATTTTTAATGAAATGGCATCATACTGTATTAGATAGATTAAATATTGATTATAAGGAGATCAAATGAGTGGACTAGAATTATATGAATTAAGAAAGGAATTAGGTATCACACAAGGTGATTTAGCCGAACATCTTGGCTATTTTAGCAATGGTATACCAAATAGAAGCATGATTGCTAGATTTGAAAATGGACATGCCAGTATAAATCCAAGAATAGCAATGTTAATTAATCAATATGCAAAAGAAAGTAAGGAGTTACAAAATGTATAAATCAATTGAGGTTGCTGTGATAGACCCTTTCAAACAAGAATTGCGATATGAAACAATTGATAACAATACAAATCCAAATTTATTTACTGAAATAATGAAATGCGATAGGTTTGATGTTGTAAGGCTAGGAGACAATGTGATTATGTATGTTGATGATGAAGGGTTATTAATTGACCATAACAGATATTTTTCTTTTATAAGTAAAGCAGGTGAAAGCAGAGGTTATGCAGGAATAGCTATCATAGCTACAAGCGACCATCATGGTGATACATTATCTTTTGATAGAGATATTGGCGAACTAAGAGAAATAGTTGAGTGGAAAGATGAAGGTTTTTTTGAAGAGCCTATGATGGAATTTATTCCACTTGATGATATTGTTAAACATTAATGAGCCACGAAGCACCCAAATTTATTAATGAATTATTTTTATTAATAGATGAAATTCAAGAAATGGGAACTATTAATATGTTTGAAACTCCAAGATGGTTAAGAGAAAATTGCGGCATATCAAAGAAAGAATCATTCCATATTTTTGCAAAATGGATTGAGTATACAAAAACTAAAGAGGATAAAAATGAATAAAAAAGAACTGGAAAAGCTACTAAAACAAAAACTTACAGAAAATGGTGTAAATAATGAATGGATGCAAAAACATTTAATAATTGATACTATTGAAGCAGAAGATATTGAAGAATATCAACAGGGAGATAAAAATGAATGAATTTATTTATGATGATACAGCACCATATAATGTTAATTTCAATAGATGGTGTTATGCAAATCGTGTTGAAAGAGAAATGTATAATGAACCTACACTAGATGAAGATTCTGCAAAAAATGTTTTTAAAAAAATGTGGGGTTTTAAACAATTAAATGAAAGAGTATTTGTTAATTGAATATAGATACTAAAGTACAACAAGCAGAACAAGAACTGAAAGTTATAGAAAAGATTTTAAAAGAAAAACAAGATATATTATTTATTCTGAAGTTTCTTTCTTCTCAGAAGAATACATAATATTAAGACCTGCTAAAGTACAAAGACGATTTTTTTCATCTTTCCCTTTATCAGTGAGATCATACTTTTGACCATTAACTTTAATATAACCTTCTGTAATTAGATTTGTTAATAAATCACTTGGTATTTCATCATCAAACATGACTGTCAATATACCGCCAAGTCTTTTAGTTTGTGTTTTACTCAAAGCCATATATTTACCATGTATAAAATTAATATTGCTAGTGCATAATAGAGCATAGGCTCATACCTTGACCTAAACATGCTCCCAATCATTACCTTCAAACAATAATGCTTCTGCTTCTCTGCGTCTTACTAATCCCTCATTAACTTTTCCACCAGCTTTATTCCATCTGCGTATTTGATTTGGCACTTCATTATACTTTTCTTGATTAAGAACCTTTCTCAAAGTAGAGTTACATAAATTAGTTTCACCTAAATTGAAAGTAAAAGAAACAAGTGCATCAAATTGTTGTTGATTAATAGGTGCTGTAATAATCCAATTTACTGATTTTTCATAAACTACTAAATCTAAAGCAAGTAATTCTTCTGCAGCTTCTTTATCCATTTCATCATTAGAATTAACACCTTCTGTATGTCCATATCCTATAGTCCAAACTCCTGCTGCACACTTGTACGCTTCTAACTCGCAACCCTCAAATTTTTTTATTAAAGATATGCCTTCTTGTGATATTTTCATATTATTCTCCCCAAGTTCCATCTTCCAAGATTTTACCTGTTTTTTTTCCACCCCAGTATTCAACTGCGTGTTTTTCATTGATGAGAATTTGGCAAATACTTTCACCATCTTCTGTATAAGGGATACCAAGTATTCTGCCATATTTACCTTTACCTAATGATTGTATTTTAAAAGAACCAATGCATAATTCTATTAATCTATCTTTTGCTTTAAGTCCTAATGCTTTCTCTTCTAAATTTCTTGTTCGTGATTCAGGCGTATCAATTCCTGCTAATCTCACTCTTTGTTTGTGAAGCTTTACAGAAAAGCCTAAATCTAGCACTACATCTATGGTGTCTCCATCTACTACCCTATCCAATGAAGCATTGTATACGAATGGTGTAATGCTATTAGACATAGCTTATTGCTTAGCTTTGCCAATATTTAATGCTAGAACTTCTAAAATTTTGTAAAATTTTGAAATCATTGCATCATCTTTTGGTGTAGGTGTCAGTGAGCAAACTATAGAAGCTGCACAAACAACTCCAGTTACTATACCTAGCCATTCTCCTATCATTCCCATCATAATATTTTCTCCTATAATGAATGAAACTAAAGTCTATCAAATTATTTGTTATCTGACACCTTTTCTTCATTATCTTTTTTATCGTATTCTCTATAGAACTCTATGACATGCAATGTATCTTTTAAATATCTTTTGATCTCTGCCATATTAATACTTAGATTTTCATAATCTTTGGATGTTAAAGTGTAATAAGCTCTTGCTGGTGCAGAACCACTTTCTACTTCAGAAAGGTACTCATTCATTAATTTAGGGGTTAATATTTCCCATTCTATATCTACCAACTGCACTTCTAGGGGTAAAGGTGGATGGTACATAGGAACTGGTTCTGCGACTGTTACAACTTTGACTGGTTGTGCTGTGGGTATTAATGAACAATTTGTAAGTAACAAAATACACAAAGATATTAATATTCCTTTCATCTTTATTCCAACTATTTTTGCTTCTTTAATTTTAGCTTGTTCTCTAATTTTTTTAGCTCTATTGCTTATTGGTTTTAACATCCAAGCATATTCTAGTCTAAGATTATTCATCAAACTGTCTTGGGTTTGTGATTACTATTAATTCTTCTTTGACTTTCTTAGTTCCTTTATTCACAATGTTTTCTATTAACTTAGGTTTCTTCAATGCTAAATTATCTAAATCATGTTTTGCAAAGGTTGTTCGCAATTTGTTTACTTCTCTTAGTGCTTCCTGTTTGTCTTTTTCTAATGATTGCATCTGCATTTGTGCCTGTTCCTGATTCGCAAGATAGGTTTTTATAGATTCATTTTGTATAGATATAGAATTTTCTAAAGCTATTTGATTGCCTTTTAGTGTTGATATGTTGTCTTGAAGTCTATCAATATACCAAGCACTACCTGCTATTGAGACTAGCAATAAACCACCTAGTATTATTGATAACTTGAATCCCATGTATACACCTGTAACTTTTCACTTTTGCCTTTAGCTTCTATTGGGTCTAAAGGTATTAAGTCAAATTCTATCGCATTTTCTGTTGTTTGACCAATTAACAAATTAACACCAGCATTTTTTGTTCCTGATTCAAGTCTTGCAGCAATATTTACAGCATCACCAATAGCAGTGTAATCAAACCTTGTTTCACTTCCCATATTTCCAATAACTGCATAACCTGTGTTTATGCCAATACCAATTTGTACAGGAGCAATACCTCTATTAACAAGTACATAATTTAGTTCTATCATATTTTTTTGTATATCCATAGCACATGCAATAGCTTTTTCTTCATGATTTTCTAAATCCAAAGGTGCATTAAATATTGCCATCATTGCATCACCTATATATTTATCTACCATGCCACCATGTGCCTGAACTGCAGTTTGTTGTGCAGTCAATGCTTTGTTCATTATGTAAGTTACTTGCTCAGGCTCTAATGTTTCGGATAGTGCTGTAAAACCACGAACATCAGTGAATAAAAATGTAGCGAATCTTTTTTCACCACCAAGTTTTAATAGTTCAGGGTTTTTTTGAAGTTGCTTGACTTGTCTAGGGTCTAAGTAATGCTCAAATTGTTTTTTTATTTGTAATCTAAGTTTAAATTGTTCTCTAAATCTTAAATAAAATCCTATTGCACTTGTAATAAATTGTGAGATCAATGTCCATGTTACATCAATAAGATAACCATTTTGTATTAAAGTGTAACCGCCTAAACCCACGCAACACATTAAAAAAATGCCCATACTTACACCATAGGTTATACCTAAATAATGCAGTACAAGCCACGACAGGCTCACAAAAATCAAAAAAATTGCTAATTCTGCTGCCAAACTCCAATCTGGAATAGTTGGTGAGTCTTGTATTAAAATTGATTCTGCTAATGCAGCTTGTATTTTATGTGGCTCTAACAATCCTACAGGTGTTGCAATTTGCGGCATCACTCCATTTGCAGTTATTCCTACAAAAACAAACTTACCTGCAACATTCATTTTTTGTAAATCAGTTTGTGGTGTATCTACCCAACTTATCCATTTACGACCTAAGCTATCAGTTTTTACAGGTGGTATTCCTCTAATTGATATTTCCTGTATACCATTATTATTAGTTTTTATAATATATGTCTTTACACCAAACAATGCCTTATATATTTGTGTGCCAAATGCAGGAATCCATTCTTTATCAGGAGTGCTTACAAGCAATGGAATTCTACGAACAAGTTGGTCTATTTCAGTGGGAGCAATGGCTAATCCCTGTAATGTATTATTAGCTAGAGTGTTCAGGTTTTCCTTGACTCCCTTTGATACTATACCATCTATATGATTGCCTTTAATTACAGTACCAGTTGACTTTGGGTATTTGTTTTTACCATCTTCAAACATAGCTATTACAGATGGTGCATAACTAAGGGTTTGTGCAAAAACTTGATCTCCACCCATTCTATCCGCTTGTGGAAAAGATATAACCCAACCAACACCTATTGCACCTTCATTTATTAAATCAACTTGTATTTGTGCTAGTCTTCTTCTAGGTAGTGGATAACCACCCTCTCTTTCAACATCTTCTTCTGTAATATTTAAGATTACAAAGTTACCTGAAGGCTCATATTTTTTGACTAAATAGTCAAAAGTTCTTAGCTTAATTATCTCAGTTGGTGTGCTTTGAAATATAAGCGGTAGTGATAATACTAAAATTATAGGTAATAAAATTTTCTTCATTTTATATATTTGTAATTACTTATAACTACTAATCCTAAACTTACATTTATAACATTTATAAAACCTTCACTACTATTTCTTGCTATGTAAGTACCAACTATAGCTTTTTGTAATATTAATTCTTCTAACTGTGGTTTATCAGGTAAAAGAAAATTAGTTTCTTTACATCTAATACATTTTCTTAAACCTTCATAAGTTGTATAAACATCTAAAGTATTTATAGTCCAAAAAAATATTATTTGGTTTCTTGTTGGAGGCTCGTTGTAGTCTCCTAAATTTAAAATAAATTCTTTAGAAGGCACATACACAGCAGGTTGTATAGGTATTGTTAAGTCTAGTTCACCTTTTAAACCTAATGATGACAATATTAATAATAAATATTTCATTATTCACTCTGCGTTATAGTTATAACCGAATCTCCACCACCATTTATCTTAACAACATTAGAGACACCATCTTGTATTATTATTAAAGTATAAGCATCATTGCTATTTAAATCTAACCTTACAGAATCATTAACACTTCTTCTAACACTAATTACATCTCCTGCAATTAATGTAGTTATTTGTGTATCAGTATCTTGACCTAATCTTGTACCTTTTAAATCTATTCCACCACTATCAGCTAAAACATCTTCATCATCACTAATTGCTAATGAATCTAATACATTTAACAAATCTTCAAGAAAGTTTGTATCAAGATAGTTAATATCAAGTTCTGTAAACTCTAAATCATCAGAAGATAAAAAATCTTCATCAAGATAGTCTATATCTAAATCATTAAAATCTAAAATATTTTCTTTTGAGTTTTGCGATACTTCTTCTGTAATACTAAGTTCTTTTTTTGGTGGTGTGACAATCAACATATTATCAATAATATCTAAAGTTAAATCTAAGATAACTGGATTACTTGGCTTTGACTCAAAGACATTTACAGTAGTTGCTTCAAAAGGTTTATTAAGTATGACACTTCCCATAGCTGTAACTACCTCTATCTCACCACTTGATAAACCAAAAGCATCAGGTAAAAGAATAATTAACGATCTCCCCAACTCATCAACTGTAGCAGTAAAATCAGTTCCCCTTATAGCGATATTAGCTGTGGGTGTTTTCAACTTTATATTTTGTTTATCTATTCTATTAAGATTACCTGTTATAAATCTTGCTGTACCTAAACCAAAGGTAAGAGCCATTTTAGATTTACTAGGGTCAGGGTCATAGATGTATTCATCTATTAAAAGTTGTGAGTGTTCGGTGAGTCTTACTGTTGATTCATCTAAAAAGGTAATAGCCATTCTGCCATTTGTAGTAATAGCTTCATCATTGCTTTGTATAGCAAATTTTAGATTAGCATCATAAGGCTTGTCTCTGACTATTTGTGCTGAACCATTAAGTTCAGATATATCACCTATATCAGCAGCTTGTGCTTGTACCTTGGTCGTTTTGAATAATACAAACAGTAGAAGCAGCATTACCCCCAATTGATATAACTTTAAGCCAGTCATTATCTTGTGTACTCAGTTGTTGAATATTGAATGTTCTTTGTCCACCTGTATGGTCTAACCAAAAATAACCACCTGCACTAGCAGTAACACCTGCACCAGTATAGTTTACTGTATTGTCTGAACCATCTATATCCATGTAGTTGGTTGCACCATCAATATTGATATTTGAGACTACAGTATTATTAGAGCCTTGTATAATCCAATCTAAATCTAAAGTAGCTGCTAATGCAGTTGTACCTTGATTAAGTGTAAATGTATTACTTGAACCTGTTACAGCAATATTTTGATTTGAAGAATCAGCACCAAAAGTATTAGTAGGGTCAACTTGAATAGTAAAGACATTACTATTACCAGTGAAGTTGTATAAAGCAGTGAAGCTATCTGCCCATATATCACCTAAGAATTTATTAGTATTACCAATCATATTAATATCAATAGTCATTGTAGTACCATCAATATCAAAAGCTGTGAGGCTTCCTGCTGATGAATTAAGCCCACCAATAATGTTAGAGATACCTAATTGTTCAATGTCTAAATTAAGCGTAGTACCACTTTGGTCTAAATATATTTCGTTATCAGCCGCGTAAAGTGGCGATGCAATCATCATCACAATCAGGCTTATCAATTTTAAGTTCTTCATGTTTCCAAAAACTCCTATCGTATCCGATATTTATTAGTTCTAAGACTGCTCCTTCAATAGCTTTCATCAAAGCAATCGTTGTTGACTCGTTGCGTGAATTACCTAATTCCACTTCAACCAGTTCAGTACCCATCTCTATGAATCTAAAAACATCTTCTGACTTTCCATAACTAAATATGGTTTTTTGACTTAACACTTCTATAAGTATCTCGCCTGTTGCAACCGATACCATACGAAGACTAACTGTTATATTGTCTTCTCTATATTGTATGCTTGTTCCTATTCCAAGATACCTAGCACCAATTCCACCAGTTGACAAGTTACTATCATAACTTATGACAGCACCCTCTAGCAAGACACCTGCAAATAGTAGTGGTGGTACATTTCCATTTTCACCTTCTTTTGCAAATTGTTCTCTAGCTGACCTTATCAATTGTCTTTCTTTCGTTAGGTTGTCTAAACCTACTCTTTCTACAACTCTAAAAAACTCACCATTACTAGCATGTTTTAAAGCTCTTATTAATAAAGTGTATGGTGCTTGTGTAACTGCAGTAGAAAATAAAGCAAACTCACTATTGCTTTTTCTTTGTCCAGTTTGGTCTGTAAAAGCTGAAGGATATACAGCAACTATAGGTTGAACTATAGGCTTGATTACATTTGTTAATTCTTTGTTATGTAGTTCATCAATTCTGACAACATCATTTTCTTTAAATCTTTGTTCGTATGTATCTTCGTACTGGTCAAATATTGAGCAACTAGAAAGTAAAAGAACCAATAGGTATTTTGATCTCTGTAATTGTTCCATCAGCTTCGGTTATTTTAAGTGTTAAATATGTACCATCAGAAGAATACTCTATCGTATTTCCTTCTAATGATATAGTTCCACTGGTCTGTGGTGTTTCACCAAATAAATTAGCGATAAGCTGTCTGCTTAATTCTGCATATACCCTACTTTCAAAATTTCTTATGAACCTCTGAACTGTAGAGTTCTCTTTGTCTCTTTCTGCTTCTTCTATAGCAGCTTTAATTTCATCTTTAATAACTTTTCTACGATTAAACTCTTGATTTTCTATTGTCAAATAATGACTGGAAGTATTGACCCCATTAAATGAAGGGGATTTAAACTTGTGTACTATTTGGTCTGCTGTTAGGTTTTGTACAAAAACACCTACAATGAGAAATATACCAAACAACATGAGAAACCATAAAATTCTAGTTTTTTCTAGTTCATCTTTTCTACGCTTTAATTCTGCGTTACTAGGTCTTCCTCTTTTTTCAGTCTTTCCTTTGGTCATCTCTATCCGCCTTTGCTAATCTATCGGTGTGCATTAGTTGTGGTACACCAAGTATAGTCTTCAGAAGGGTATCTTGTCTAATTATCTCATTGTCTACAGACCTAACTCTATCAATTAATGCTACTAAAATACCATGTTGTGAATCTAGTTTTGCACCCAGTCTTGATTCAATTTCTGATATTTGTGCTGATACTTTTTCATCAAGAACATCTACTTTAGTTTCCATTCCATCAATAATTTTGTTGATAAGTTTCCAAATAAATAAACCAAGACCGATAGCTGCTGCTATTGGAAAACCAACTTCATTTATTAGTTGTACTGCTGCGTCCATTAGCTTGGCTCACTTGGAAAAGTTACATCATCTGCTGAAGATGCACTTGAGTTATCAGCAGGTAAGTCTCTTAAAGATTGTCTATAAGTAACCCATTCTGCTTTTTTGGAATCTGATAAAGGCGTATCTGTTGTTTGTGTCCAGTCTGATTCAGTGAGCAAGGTATTTCTTTCAATCCTGAGTCCTATCCAAAAATCTATTGTTTGTGCTACTGCTTCACCACTGATTATTTTATAATCTCCAACATCATATATACCTTCTATAACAGACTGACCTGACTCTAAAGGAACTTCTGAAAGTTGCACATTTGTTGCACCACATTCTAATATTTCACCAGTAGAAGTTTTATATTTCGTGTATTCAATTATTGTGTTCATTATTGTGTGTTATCTATAAATATATATAGTGATTGATATGTACTTCTAAGTTTCGTAATCCACCTAACTCGCCAAAAAACTTTATTTGCATTTGTACCTGATGTTGCTAGTCCTGAAATAGTACCATTATAAGCAAAAATATATGTTCTAAATGTACCTGCTGAAAAGGTAAGATTCTGTATACCACCAGCAGCTTGAACATAAGATGAGCCACCATTAACACTATATTCAAGAACACCATTTGTACAATCACCATATACACCAGTCCATATTGCTTCATAAGAAGCACCATCTCTTACATTATCAACATTCATACTAAGATATGTTCCTGTACTTTGTGTTTGAGTTGTAAAATTTGTTGACCCTCTTTGGAAAGCACTAGCAAAACTTGATAAAGGTACTGCTGAACCTGTATGTGAAATAATATCTGCACTTACATCTGCAAAGTGTTTTACATTTAAAGTATCAACATTAATTTGTGTACCTGTTATTGTTCCTGATGCTATTTCTGATGCTGTAATAGTATTTGAAGCTATCGCATCTGCTGTTACTGCATTTGCTATGATTTGGTCTGCACCAATAGAATCTGCTGCCATTTGCGTTGCAGTGATAGTTCCACCAACAATGTTAGCTGCAACTATTGCATTTGCTGCAACTTTGTCAGCAGTAACTGCGTCTGCGTTAATTTTTACAGCAGTAATAGCATTAGAAGCAATGTTATCTGCAACTATAGTACCTGCTGCTATTTCACTAGCTGTAACTGCGTTTGCTGTTATTTTTGCACTTGTTATAGCATTAGCAGCTATTTTATCAGTAGTAATAGCATCAGCATTAATCTTGACTGCAGTAATTGCATTAGAAGCGATACTTTCTGCTATGACTGCACCAGCATTAATTTTTGCTGAAGTTATAGCATCAGCTATTATTTTAGATGAAGTAATCGCATTGGCAGTTATGTTGTCAGCTACAATGGCATTAGCTGCAACTTTATCGGCTGTTATAGCATCAGCAGCAATTTTAACTGCTGTAATTGCATTAGAAGAAATGCTGTTGGCTACAACTGCTCCTGCGTTAATCTTTGCAGTGGTTATTGCATTAGCTACTATCTTCCCTGATGTAATTGCATTATCAGTAATCTTTGTTGATGTTATTGCGTTATCTGCTAATTGAGCAGTTTGTACTGCATTATCAGCAAGTTTTGCATTTGTTACTGCATCTGTTCCTAGTTCTGTAGCTGTGATAGCACCTGTGGCAATCTTAGCTGTACTGATAGCATCAGCAACTATTTGTGCTGTGTTAACTGCATTATCTGCTATCTTGGCATTAGTAACAGCATCTACACCTAACTTAGCTTCTACGATTGCACCTGCTGCTATTACATCACCTTGTATTGCATCTACTGCTATTTTTGCATTAGTAACAGCATCTGCTGCTAGTTTTACTGTAGTAATAGCACCATCTACTATCTCACCTGCACTTACATTAGTGAAGTTACCTGAAGCACTACCTACAAAAGCTGAATGTACATCTGATTGATTTACCGATCTCACCCAAAAGTAATAAGTAGTTCCTGCTGTTAATCCATCCTGAGTTCCAAATAATGTACTGGTTACTTTGCCATTTAATCCATAGATGGTTTCTACTAGATATGTGTCATCTGTTGGTGTTGTATTAGATGTTCTTCTATATATCTTTGTGGCTTTTAAATCTGCACTTGTTGAATTTGTCCAAGAGACTAGTATGTTAAAAGCCTGACCTGTTGATGCACTAAGATTTGTTGGAACAGCAGGTGCATCTGTTGGTGCTGATATAGCAATATTGACAACACTAGTATAAGCACTAGCAACACCATTAACATCTATATGCCTTGCTTTTACATTATAAGTTTTACCTACTACAACATTAGGTAAAAGCGCTACAGCTACGCCCTTTCCTACAGTAAAGTCTGAGGTAAATGCACCATCTGTACTTAGCTTATAAGCCACCTCTGTAAGTGTTACCTTATCGCTAGAGTTATTAGTCCATGATGCTTTTATATCTACTTTAGTTGTAACACCATCTTTGTTGGTTTGTTGTGATAGAGACAAATTACTAGGTGCTGTAACTGCATAACTACCTATAGTTACATCAGAGCCTTCTGATTGACCAGTTGTATAATCACTTGTAGCAAAATTAAATACTGAAGCAGCAACTTCTTTTAGCTCTAATCTAGTACCCATAACTGGTACATCGCCACTATCCATAATTTCCATATTTGTTGAAATTACTTCAAATACTTTTTGACTATATCCTAATCTTTCATTTGTCATATATACCCAGTCATTAGGTTGTAACTGCATAAATTTTAAAGAAGTCATGCACGATAATGCTGTTGTTTGTCTTTGGCTTCTTAATGCAATTCTTGCCAGTCTTTGTGCCATAGTATCTGTAACTGTAAATGGCAATTGTGTCTCCATCTGCTTTACATAATTAGCTGTAGATTCTCCTGATGGTGTGTCTGCATTTAAAAATGTTGTATCTTTGTAAACTTCTGCATCTGCTGCTACATAGTTTTGTGTAGAGTCTACAAAAATTGGTTTTACACTATTAAATAAATTACCAGCATTTGGGTTTGTTGATACACTAATTGATGATAACAATTCATCATCAGTGATTGTTAAAGATGGTGTTTGTGAAGCACCTGCAAAAACACAAAACTGTCCATTAACATAAGACATTTTACCTGCCATTGAACTTAACAAACCTTCTATAATTCCATTACCACTTGCACTAAAGTTAGAAAATCCATTTGCTGTATATCTTTTTTCTGTAGTTGAATTATCAGCAAGTGTTACATTCTGTTCACATATATTTGCTGCTGCTGCAAAACCACCTGCATTAGTTGTATCATTGATCTCTACTGTTTGTGCTTTAATTCCATATTGTGTATTTGTTAAATAATCTCTTATGTGTAAAGCTGGATTATTAGTCCATGCAGTAGAGTTACTTCTAGGGTCAAAACATTTTTTACCTTTTACTTTGAATGACATCGCTGGCATACCACTACCAAATTTTTCTGCATCAAATACCATTTGTACATAAACATATGCACAACCAAGAAATTTATCACTAGTTCCCATAGTAGATAATTGTGCATTCATAAAACCATCTACAGCAGTTTGACTTCCATCTTGTACTGTAAATCTAATTAATCTTCCACTACCAAAGTTATTATCATTCTCTGTGTTTGTGTAATCAGAATTTGTAACTGTATGCACAGTAGAACCATTTATTGTACTAGTGGTTGTTGTTAAATCTGTTTCTCCAAATCTAACACTTACTAATTCTTCAATTTCATGTCCTGCTAAAACTACTACTGCATGAAATAGAAAGTTATCTGTACCTGTTGTTTGCATGTGTGCAAAAGTGCCACCAACACGACATTCACCATATATGAGCTGTCTTGGTGCTATTGCTTCCCTAGTAGAAAATTTAGAACCAAAATTATCTGATGTTGCTGCTATACCTTTTGATGTCATTTTTCCAATGACACCGCCTAATAGGGTTGTAGTGAATGTTAATATAGCTGCTGAAGCTGTAGCACCATAACTAAATATAGATAAAGTACTTTCTATACCTAAACCATAATAAATAGCTGCAACCATTAATGCTGCTACAATCGCTGATTTTATTTGCTTAGCCATCTATACGCCACGCTTTTAAAATATTTAGATTATTTTTAACACCAATACAATCATCTGTTGGAGTAAGTACATTCATACCATCACATATACCTACTAATTCTGATTCTTCTTTATATACTACGAGATCGCCCTTTGTTATATATGCAATATCTATTACTTTTAAATTTTTTTTTGCACAGGCTTTTTCAATACTTTGTAATAAAGTACCACCATATTTTTTTATTGATTGCATAGCACTTTTTTCATCTTTCCATTTCAGTGATTTAGGTATTAAATCTTCACCTGTAATATTTTTTATAAGTGCATTACTAAAAATACAACAATCCCATGAACCCCAAGCAAAAGATTTATTTTTATTTACTTTAATAAAATCATCAAAATAAATTTCCCAATTTATTAGTTTTTTCATTATGCTTCTTGTTCTGATACTCTACTATTACCACGCCTTGTACCACTACCACCACCACCAGTACCATAGCCACTTTGACCCCATGCTATTTCTTTATCTTGTAATGATGCAACTCTGTTAAAACCTGTATCACCACTATGTAAAAAATTTTGTGATTCTTTCGTGTATCTAAAGTTAGATGGTCTATCTAAATCTACCAATCTATTTTCTGCATCTATAGTAATAGTTGCACCATCAGGTGTATCATTTACTGTCAATGTAGTCATTCTTCCTTTAAAAAGAGTTAATGTTCCAGCAACTTCATTAGTACCACCCATTAAATAACCAAGAAAAATTGTTATAAATCTATTTTGATAATTTTCTGATAATGCATAATCTAAAACTGTAGTGTCCATACCACTTAATGTTACAGTTACGCCATTAGATTTTAGCTCAGTTGATTCTTGTACATTACTTAAAGATAGCAATTGACCTGCACCAGTGTAAGTTTCAGAACTAATTGTTAGGTCATCTATACCTGACCACAACCTTATAACACTCGTGTCAAATTGTGCTTTGACTGCTATAAATATTGCTTGTTCATCTGCACCTAATCTATTTACTATAGATGCATCAAGTCCTTGTCTTGTAGCCATATTAACAAACCTCAGTACAGGAAAAACTTATTCCATAATTAGAAATTGCATCTGCTGACCAACTTATTTCACTAGTTGTCAATCTAAAATTACCTTTTGGGTTTGTAAAAACTACAAAATGTCCAGTTGCTAAATCAGACCTTAATTTTGGTTGTGTTTTTACACTGTAAAAATCGTTACCACTATCACTTGTAGCTGTTGCATCTTCTACAACCATTACTAATTGTGCAGGTGTTCCTGTAGTATTTGCTGCTGATTGTACACTTAGGTAATCACCTTTCTTTATAGTGCCACTAGCACCACTAGAGGAAGCCCTAAGACACAAACCTGTTGCACCTTTGACATTGGTTCGTACCTTACAACTTGCTGTATTGTTTTCAGTTGTAAAATCACCATCTGTAACAACTACTGTATTACTTGTTACTGTTGTAACTTTGTGTGTTCCATTGTTTTCTTCATTTGTAGCACCTGTTACTACTATAAAGTCTCCAACTTTTGTACTACTAAATGTAGAGCTTCCTGCTGTTAGTGTTCCATTGCTGTTAAAAGATAGGGTTACACTTGTATTATTTGTTCGCAATTCACTTGTTAAATGTGCTGTAGTATATGTACCCAAATTACTTAAAGCATCAGGGTCAGTAAATTTAAAAGTATTAACAGGTCCATTGAGATCAAGTAAAAAGGATTGCCAATTTAAAGCTACATCTCTACGCATAGGTGGTAGTGATACTTCAGCAGTCCAATACACACCATCATATTCTTGTGTTTTAATTTTTCCAGTAAAAGGTGAAGATGTAATTCCTACTGTTCTTATTAAAGAAAAATTACTTCTAACGAAATTTGGCGTATTAGGCATTGTTATTAATTTAGCCACCTTGTAACATTCTCCTATATGAACCACCTCTTACAGCAGCTTCTGCAACAGCACCTTTTGTTACATCTGCTATTTGTGGCATCATTTTCATTACTTCTGCTCTAACTGTAGGCACAACACCAGTAGCAAAGTTTATAGACTGATTAATTACTGTAGTGCCACCACCACCCATAGCATTTTTGCTATTCATGTTGTTCATAATAGTACCACCAGTGTTAGGAACAAATATTTCTGCACCCCTTTCTCCAACTAACACAGGTGAACCACCTTGTACTGTTCCACCACCTGCTTTTGTATTACTAAATGTTGGCAATGCACTGCTCGTACCATTCAAATTAAATACGCTGTTAAGTATTTCGTTGACTACTGCCATTTGTAAAAATGTGGATATTATTTGACTGACAATGTTTTTTGCAAAGTTTTTAAAACTATCCATAGCATTTTCACCATCCATTAGTGAATTTACAAAGTCAGTAGTAAATGCATTAGATGCATTGATTATAGCTTGTTGCATTTCACTACTAAAAGTAACTACTTCTTCTAAACCACCTTTTAAATCATCTAGGTGGTCTATAACTTTTTGCATTTCTTTTACATCTTTAACACCAAGAAAAGCCATAATTCCTTGCAATTCTTTTTCATCACCTGTGTCCATTAATTTTTGGATAAACGCAATTTGGTCTTTCAATTTTGTAGCTTCTGGAACTGTATCTTCTAATAATTTTTTAAAAATAGTTTGGAATTCTATTAAACCCTCTATATTTCCTGCTACAAAATCACCACCACCCCCACCTAACGCATCTTTATTTTTTCTTTTAGTAGTAGCATCTTCTATTTTTCTATTTATTATTCTTATTTGTTTTTCAGCACTTTTAATTATGTTATTAAGTTCTTTTTCACTAACTGGACCTAGCATTGAAGCTAATAAAGATTGACCAGCTATACTATCCATTGCAGGACTTTGCATAGCTTTTTTAAATTCAGGAGATTTTTTTATTCTATCAATTTCATCTAATTTATCTTGTGTATTTGCAATTAATGCATCTAATCCAAAAAGAGCATCTTCAGGGTCATCACTTTCAATTATCCCCATATCTTCTAATGATGCTTCACCTTTAGATAGTCTTATTGCTTCTGCCATCTCACTTGCTATGTTTGTAAATCTATCAGCTAAATTTTTCAAAATTGTGTCTAATCCACTAGTAAAAATTTCATCTGCTAACTGCTTAAAAGCAATAGTCATATTAGAAGTTTTTGTGGATAAGTTATCCATTTTTGCTTCCATAGCACCACCAAACTTCTCATTTAAACCTTCTGTCAATGCTTTTACCATTGCTGCTGCACCTTCAGCAGTTTTACCATATTTAGCTATATCATCTTTTGTAAGATTTAGTTTTTGACCAAGAATTCCAAGAACATCAATACCTCTATCAGAGATCATATTTAGTTCTTCAAGACCCATTCCACCTGAAGCTGACCTTTGTACCATTCTTATCAGTGCTTCAAATGTTCCTAATTGGTCAACTGAAACAGATGCAGTATCAGCAAATGTTTGTAGCATTTGCATACTAGGTTCAATACCAGCTGATTTAAGTGCTATAAATGCCTTTGTTGCATCTTCTATTTGGAATGGTGTGGTTTGTGCAAAGGTAAATACTTTGCTCATGGCTGCATCACCTGCATCAATACTTCCAAAAACTTGGTCTAATGAATCTTTTAAATCTTCAAATTGTGAACCAACCTTTGCAATTTTTGATATTCCAACACCAACACCTACTAAAGCTGCTGTTAATACTAATGCACCGCCTTTAGCTTTTGACATTGCTCCTGCCATTCCACCAAATGCTGCACCACCAGCTGCACCAGTAACCTTAATTTTACCTTGTACTTGTTTTAATTCTTTTTGTAATTGTTTAGTATCAGCTTTTATGCGAACTACTAGGTTGTCAATAGTGTCAGCCATCAGGATATAACTCCATCATTTCTTCTAATCTACCTGAATCCATAGGTTCTTCTTTCTGCCCACCACTTGCATGAAAACTTTTAAAACCTTGTATAGCTAAATACATTTCACGAGGAGATAGATTCCAAAAGTCATTAGGTCGCATATTCATCATACCAATACAGATTTTTACATAATCTGTCCAGTTAATTGTGGTTGCAGTCATGCTATTGCTTTTTTTTTATCTTCTTCCTCATCTGAGTCATTATCGGTTAATGTTGCAACTAAGAGTTTAGCTACTTCGGTTGATGCTACTACTATTCCTACACTGGAAATAATTTCGCCTACTTTTTTATCATCAAAATCATTTCCACCACCTCTAAGGGCATATCGCAAAACGACTAAGAGTGTACGAATACGCACTTTGGCTTCGGCTATTGCAGTAGCTAATTCTAAAATGCCTTTATCTAATTCATCTTCAATCTTTACTAATGCATCTATTGTTAATCTGCATTTGTAAGTTTCTTTGTTAAGGGTTATTAATACTTCACCCTTTAGTGGATTCGCCATCTGACTTGATCTCCTTTGGTTTACTTGCGTTTGCAAGATTTATTATTTGTATATTATCTCTTAAATTTACTTGTGATGATAATACTTTTGTATCAACACCATCAATATTTAGAGTTTCGCCAATCTTAACATCGGCAGGTATTGTCAAAGAATTTTTATACAATAACCCATCAATAAGACTTTTATTGTACTTAATCTTTACTTCTTTCATATTACGCTGCTGCGAATGTTATATATCCTGCTGATTCAAAAGACATTGAATATGTTGCTTCACCATTGAACTCACCTGCATATTCAATACTTGTTATCTGAAAAGAGCCTGTATAAGTACCTAAACCAGTTACTAAAAATTGAAAGTTTTTAAATGCTGGTGTTTGTGCTGAAGCACCATCAGATGAATTTTGTTGAGCTGCAAATGATGTTCTAACAAGTACTTCAGATGTAGAATCTGTAAAGACTCCTGAACCACTAATAGATACACTATTTACTCCTGCTCCTGCTAATAAGGTTCTAGTACCGAGACTATCTTTATTAGTTATATCTACTGATTCATCATTCAATGTTATTGATGTAGACCTAAGACCACCAACAGTAACAAAAGTGCTACCAGTGGTATTAATTTTCATTAATATATCTTTACCTTTCTGTGCTGCCATTTTTTTCTCCTAAAATTAGTTTGTGCCTAAAATTATTGCTCGGAATCGCATGACTCCATGTCTAGTAACACCATCTGGGTCTCTCATTATATCACTAAATTCAAATCTGAGGTTTATCAGATTGAAACCTGTAACAGTTAAGTCTATATCATGCAATAAATCGTGAACCTTGTCCATTATTTCTTTAGTCTGCTT